TTGTAATATTAAATGCGAAAGAACAAATACCACGTCGAATGACGGGTACGCGTTCTATCGCATTTATTTTTTTTACCATAAAAAGCCCGAAAGCGCAAGGAGGACGCGAAAATGAAGCACGTTTCTTTTGAAGAGTACGAAGCCGCGAAAGCCGAAATCATCGGCGGAGTTCACTACATCGAGAAATCCACGATGGAAAACGACGTGATTCACAAGACCTATTCCACCGAAGAGAACGGCACGTTCTACGAGGTGAACGACAAAGGCCGCGTCGAGTTTTGGAGCGACAAGCATTCCGAAAGCCGGATTTACGACGAAAACGAGCGGGCCACCGAAACGGACAAAAAGGCGGGGCCGGGCTACGGCGATTTGCTGGCGGAGAGAATCAGAGCGAACGCCGACGCGTCGAAGCTGACCGACTTTGAAAAGTTCGTCCTTGACCGCGGCTATATGTTCGCAACGGAAGCGGACTTGAAAGCCGGGTACGACCGCAAATGGAAAGCGAACCACGGAATCGCCCTAACGCTGGAAGAGTTCACGGCGGAAGCGGAATGCAGGGGCCGCAAGCTGGACACCTTGCAGGAGGTTTACCGGGTCATTTCGGAACACATCAAGGCCGGGCGGCTGACTGCGGGTGCGCTGATGGACTATGCGTATTACGCATGGTGTCTGAGAAAGCCGGAAGCAATCATCGCATATCAGATCGGAACGGGAAAAGACACGCCGGTTCACCAGAAATGGGCGGTCAATAACTGTTCGCAGGAAATCACGGAAGCGGAAGCCCGCGTTGCAGTTTGCGAAGAATTCGGGTTCGAGGTTAGCCGGGTCCGCATCATCGGGACACCGTACTACGACGCGACCGACTGGAATTTCATTCGGTTTGACTGCGCCGGGCGGTGCTGGCTGATGAAAAATGCTTCCCTCTATCCCGTCTACGAATAAAAAAGCAGAGGGGCGGCGAAAGCCTGCCGCCCCTCCCGGAAAGGTGGTAAGGAATGGGCTGTATTTTTAGGCCGGAAGCGCTTTCGTGGGAGGACATCGACGGCGGGCGCGGCGAAATGACGATGGAAGCAATCAGGAACTTCATAAGCGAATATTGCTATCCTGACGAATACGCCGACTATGGCGACGATGAAGAACTACCAAACGAACTTGTTTTCTTTGCGGAAATGTGGGAAAGGCTGGACGGCTACTACACGCCGATTTCAGACAGTTTCCAAACGGCGGCGGTTCTTTCGCTGATTGACGGCGCATTTTTCGACAGCATGGCGGCGGACAGAATTGCCGAAAAGCTGACAAAATCGGCAACAAAGCCGGATTTGGTGCGGATTATTACGCACGTCGCAAGCGCCTATTGCTGGTATGTGTCGCTGAAAGCGCGTGTCGAAAAAGCAAAAGGCGAAGAATAAGCCGCAACGGTGAAAAGAAACGGGGTGAAATGGTGCGGCAGTACAGATACATAGACTTTCAGGACCGCAAGGAGATTTCCACGCGATACCTGAACGGCGACCGGGTGGCGGACATCGCCGACGGGCTGGGCGTGACAACCGCTACCGTCTACCGGGAGTTGAAACGTGGCGAAACGGGCGGGCTTGACCGCAACCAGCGGAGAGCATACAACCCCGTTCTTGCACAACAGCGCGTGCAAGAGAACTTCAAACGCCGCGGCAAAACCGCGGTCAATTCGTAAAGGAGGTTCCACGGTGAACAATTTTGAAGAAATCACGAAGAACCCGGAAACGCTGGGCGCTTTCTTGCGGGGCCTGCCCGTCATTGAAGCGCCGTGGGACGAAGCATTCCAGCGGAAGTATTGCGCCGGGTGTGGGAAAGTCAGTTGTGACGATGGTAGCCCTTGTCCGTATGAGGACAAGCGGAACAATCCGCTTTGGTGGCTGTCACAGGAGAGCGAGGGAACGCAACGTGCTTGAAATCGTACCGATGACGCTTAGAGAAGCAAACGCGTTTGTCGAGCAAAACCACCGACACCACGGGGCAACCGTGGGGCATAAGTTTTCCATTGGGCTATCTGACGGTGAAAAAATCGTAGGGGTTGCCATTGTGGGCCGTCCTGTATCGCGCCACCTTGACGACGGTTGGACATTGGAGGTCAACCGACTTTGCACGGACGGAACCCGCAACGCCTGTTCAATGCTTTACGCCGCGGCATGGAGAGCGGCGCGGGCGATGGGCTATAAACGGGTAGTCACCTATATTCTGGACACAGAAAACGGCGCAAGCCTGCGGGCCGCTGGGTGGAAATGCGTTGGACAAGCCGGGGGCCTGCGCTGGACAGGGACCCGCCGCCCGGAAGTGGACCTTTGCCCCGCACAAATGAAAATCAGGTTCGAGCGGGAGGAAACAACATGACGAAAAAGGAACAGCACCCCGGCGGGGTCAAGTTGACGGCGAAGACGGCCCGCACCCTCGCAATGCAGGAGTTCGGGACCGCCCGCGGCCTGACGAAAAGTACGTCATTCGTCGGCGTGTACTTTATGGAGTTTGGAAACCTGCGTATCGAGATTTGCGCGGACACGGCTTGCATTGTTGTTCGCGTGGTTCTGTCCCACGGTACGGGTTCCAGCGTGAAATACTTTGACCCGGACACCCTGCAAGAAAACTTCAAGGCTATCGACAAACACCGTGAAGACGAAGACCGCGCCATTATCAGTGATTGGGTCAACTTGAACGGCCCGGAATACTGCCGGAAGCAGGTTGAAGCGATTTGGAAACAAGGAGGTTGAAAACGTGGTAGGAAACGGAAAATGCATCGCAAAAGAAGCGACGAACGGCGTTATTTACGACAGCACCGGACAGATCGTACATAATGGGTTGTTGGAGATTTGCCCGTTCTGCGGCGAAATGAACAACCATTTTGGAAGCGGCGGAAGCGTGAACATTTGGACGGTTGGCGCGATTGAACGCAGGGAGTGTACGAAGTGCCGAAAGCAGTTCCACACAATCAGCCTGACGGTTCCGCCCGATGAAACCCCGGAAGCGTTCTATTTGCGGGTCATAAAGGCGGTGACAGCATGAAACGTCAATTCTGCTTGCCCTGCTTCCTCGAAATCAAGAAAGCCGGGAAACACGATATTGAGCGTGTCCGCGGCGGCGTGAATATGAAAATCACCTGTTGGCGGTGCAAGCGCCGTCGTTTCGGGGCCGAATACGAGATTTCCCGGAAAGGCGGTGTGTCCCGTGACAACGGCTGATTTGAAGCGGGCATTCATGGACGAACGCCCGGTACGGTACAACGGCATCACCTACCAGCGAGTAACAGCGGTGATTTACCGCAAGACCCCGGACAAAACCGGGTTGCTGGTACAAGGTGAACTGCTGGACAAGAACGGACGTGCCGTTATGATCGCGGCGGCGGAGCGAATCGAAGTGGAGGAACCGAAATGACACAAGAGATTATCACAATCACCGTTGAAGCCGGGCAAATGACCGCCCGGCGGAAGACCCTGAAAATCGCCCAGCACCGCCCGGTCCCCGTGTGGGCTATCGTGAAGTATGCGGCCCTGACGATTGCCGGAATTATGCTGTTTCGTGAGGGCGCGGCCCGTGCGCTGGCCTACCGGGGCTATTTTGCCGTCGGCGGAGAGGTTTTCGCCCTCTTCCTCCCGGTTTTCTATTACTGCCTTTCCCGGACGGTCCGGGACCTTATCACGGACATTAAGAACGGCTTCAAGCCGGAATATGAGGAGGACTAAACCATGAAGAAAATTTCGCAGATCGAAACGGGCGGGCGCTTCCTGTACGGCGGCGTTGAGTGGGTCAAGCTGTACGCAGGCGACGGGACCGTTGCGATTTCCGCCGAACCCGTCTTTGAACGCGCTTTCGACGAAGACAACAAGAACGATTGGCGTTCTTCTTCCCTGCGCCGCGAACTGAACGGCGCGTTCCTCGACGCGCTGGTTGCAGAGGGCGCGGACCGGGCGGCGTTCCTCGATTGGGAAAGCGACCTGACCGCCGATGACGGTATGACCGACTACGGGACCGCCACCGACAAAATCGCTTTGCTGTCGGACAAGCTGTATAGAATGTTCCGCGGCATTATCCCGCGCGTGGACGCGTGGTGCTGGAACCTGACCCCGTGGACCTGCGGCGCGTCCA